TGATAGAATCTCGAGCCATGCGGGATGCGTGGCTGTGGATGGCGCTCGTGGTCATCGCGGTGGCACTCGCCGCGACCGCGCGATTCCTCGGCACGCCGCAGTGGGCTCCGTAATGGCTGATGACGAACTCACCGATTGGGACAAGCTCGGCTACCCGAAGCCGGCGCAGAATATCCCGTCAAAGCAGCAGATGCGCGACGTCTACCGGACGTATTGGCTGCCGAAGATGATGCCGCTGTTGCAGGCGCAAGAGGCTCGAGCGCTCGGCCTCCAGCATTTCATGCTCCGCGACCCTGAATCCGGCGAGTGGCGGCACGTCGAAGACCCGAAGCAGATTGAAGCCGCGCTGAACCATCCTGACGCCGCGCAGGGTTCGACGTATCGTATTCACACGAAAGACCCTGACGGCCGCGACATCACCGACATCCTGAACCGCATCGTGGATAAGCCAAAGGAGCAGGAGCAGGAAGTCATCGTGCATGACGGCGACCGCATCCGCGAGCGGCTAGAAGCGTGGAAGCGCGAACATCGGAAGGGGGAATGATATGGACTGGTGGGATTGGATGGACGCGCTCATGGGCTGGTTCCGGTAGCAGATGCCAGCCGCCAGCCTCGACACCGACCTCGCAGAAGCTGTCGCCAGCTTCGCCTTAGACCCGCTCGGCTTCGTGCGCTGGGCATTCCCCTGGCCCATCAACGGCGAGGACGGCCCAGATAAATGGCAATGCGAGTTCCTCGAGGCGCTCGGCCGCCGCGTGCGCGAGAACCGATTCGATGGCGTTGAGCCGGTGCCGCCGATTCGCATGGGCGCATCGACGGGCCACGGTGTCGGGAAGTCAGCGCTCGTCGGCATGATCGTGAATTGGGTCATGAGCACAAGGCCCGACATGCGCGGCACCATCACGGCGAACACGAACGACCAGCTTGAGAAGAAGACGTGGGCCGCGATTCGCGAGTGGGCAGAGCGCTGCATCACGGCGCATTGGTTTGAAATCAACAGCGCCATCATGTATCGCAAGGGCTCGCGTGCGACCTGGTTCTGTGCGCCTGCGAGCTGTGCGGCTGAGAACTCTGAGGCGTTCGCCGGCCAGCACACGAAGGCATCGACGTCGCTCTACGTGTTCGATGAGGCGTCAGCGATACCGGATAAAATCTGGGAAGTCGCCGAAGGCGGATTGACTGACGGCGAGCCGATGATTTTCGCATTCGGAAATCCAACGCGGAATACTGGCGCATTCAACGCCATCGCGTTCGGCGACCGTCGCGACCGCTGGGATATCACCTGCCTGGATTCGCGGGACACAAAGTTCGCCAATAAACGCACGATTGCGGAGTGGGCTGAAGACTATGGTGAAGACTCAGATTTCTTCCGGGTGCGTGTTCGCGGACTCCCGCCGAACGCTGACGAGTTGCAATACATCGACGCTGCACGGGTTGCTGCTGCCCAGCGGAACCGCGCTGAGTCTCTCTTCGGCGAGCCCCTCATATGCGGCGTCGACATCTCAGGTGGAGGTAAAGCCTGGAGCGTCTGCCGGTTTCGGCGTGGCTTCGATGCTCGGAGCATTCCGCCGATTCGCATCACAGGCGAGCAGACGGTGGCTGACAACCGACAGCAGCTCGTTAGCGTGCTGGCTGAGACGCTGAACACGCGGAAGCCAGATGCGATGTTTGTGGATACGGCATTCGGGGCCATCGTCGTGGACCGTCTCAGGAACATGGGATTCAAGCAGGTGCATGAGGTGAACTTCGGCGGTGCGAGCGCGAACCAATACGCGGCGAACGCGAGAGCCTACATGTGGCGCGAGATGAAGGAATGGCTACCGAAGGGGGCTATCGACCCGAAGGATCAGCGGCTCGCGACCGACCTGTGTGCGCCTGGGTTCCATCTGAACGTGCAGAATCGGCTGGTGCTGGAGTCGAAGGAATCGATGCAGAAGCGGAACGTCGCGAGCCCTGACGATGGCGATGCGCTGGCGCTGACGTTCGCGGTGCCGGTGCGGGCGAAGGTCGAGTCGAAGCCGATGGCGCGTCCGACGATTCGGTCATCTGGACAGGCGTGGATGGGCTAAATCATGACCTACGACGGCGAAGACAACTACACGCTCTCGACGGGCCGCACGTTCTATGCGAACAACGGCATCATCGGATTAGCTCCAGACGACGATGACCCGCATGAGGGATACGACGGATCTATCAGGACGACAGGATACGAAGAAGGCGACGAGTCGACATGGAGCCAAGCCGAACGGCGCGAACTCGCCGACGAGATGATCCGACGCTGGAATGCATGGGCAGTGGCGCAGAACGGTTGAGTTGACGTATAATCCCCGACCATGCGAACCAGATACCGACTGTATCGCTGCTGCGGCTTCGGTCGGCTCGCGGCTCTCGTGAACGCGCTACATGTCTGACCTCAACGCGGCACTGATCCACGAACGCGAGCAGCTTCAATGCGACTGGCCGGCGTTCTGGGCCGCGCAGTTCGGGCAGCAAGCCGTGACGTTCCTGCGCGTCGATGAGCGCGAGTCGCAGCCGTGGAGCGCACAGCACGCCTACGAGTTCGCACGGCTCGCATGGCATTTCGCAAGGCACGCTATTGTCTGACACGCCTGCCGAATCAGCCTCACGCCTGCCGGAACTGCCGAATGCCGGCTACGCCTCGCAGCGTGCGAAGTTCACGAGCGACGTCATCTGCAACTTCCTGCGAACCGTTGAGCGCAACCGACCATTCCTGCTCACCATCGTCACAGACGGGCTCGAGAAGTGGCTTCGCACGGCTACGCGAGCTTGGCGCTACGGCATGGTCATCGACGGCGACATCCTGCGGTCGGTGTGGTCGTATATGGTGCGGATGGCCGGTCCGAATCCAGAGGCGCAGCTGCACGCACTGCACGGCATGATGCGGATTGACGAGATTACGCAGTTCGACACGCGGGCCACGACGCGCTCTGCGCTGACCGAGGGGCTACGGGCGGCGATGAAGGATTTGCGGCGAGAGCAGAAGAGGAAGCATTGATAATTCAGACGATGGAGACTATGGTTCCTGGGGAGCGCAGTAACCCAGGATACCGCGTCGTTGCATCTACGCTGGAAGAAGTAGAAACATCATTCATCGTAGAGCGCGAAGCCACATGGGATGAACTCGTCCAGCAATGTTATGATCTTGGCTGCTTGGAGTCGCTCAACTTTGTGCCTCTGCATCGTTATTACAAAGTCCTAGTCGATTAAATGGCCTCCACGCCTTCTGTCGGCATCGACCCGATCATCGCGGAGGCGCGTGAGCGCTGGCAGCGGTGCGACGAGCACGAAGAGAAGCAGCGCAAGCGCATCCTGGCGGCGAAAGAGTTCAGAGCCGGCAATCAGTGGGATCCTGACATCGTCTCAGCTCGGCAGGGCAAGAACGCGCTACAGGGCGTGGCCGCTCAACCCGCAAGACCATGCCTCACGATTGACCGTCTTTCTCAGCCCGTTCGGCAAGTCTCCAACCAGATCAAGACCGCCAATTTCGCCATCGACGTCACGCCAGAAGGGCATGGGGCTGATGATGATACTGCTGAGATTTATAAGGGCTACCTACGACGCGTTCAGAATCAGGCGCGAGATGAATCGCCTATTGAATGGGCGGCCGATGGAGCCATTGAGGCCGGATTGGGATGGTTCCGACTGCGGACTGATTACGTTGACCATGCCCCCAGCCCAGACGCTGGCGTTGAAGCCTTCGACCAAGAACCCTGCCTCGAACGCATCACGAACTCACTAAGCGTCTACTGCGACCCGTCAGCGAACAAGCCGACGCGGTCTGACGCGCTGTTCATGTTCGTGACAGAAGACCTCGCACGCGACGAGTTCAAGGACCGCTGGCCGTGGGCAGACTCGCGCGGGCTGGACAATTTCATGTCGTCTGGCGACCCGAAGATGAAATCGTGGGTCTCGCAGGACATCATCCGCATCGCCGAATACTGGCGCGTGACGTTTACTGAAGAGACGTGGGTGGCGCTCGAGGACGGCTCGATTCGAGAGATTCCGCACAAGGACGGCAAGCGCATCAAGCCTCCGAAGGACGTGGACGGTGTCGCCGTCGATTCATGGCGCGTCGTGCGTCGGCCGAAGGTAGAAGGCTGGAAAATCAACGCCTGCGAGATTCTCGAGGAACTGCCGTGGGTCGGCTCGAGGATACCGTTGATTCCAGTGCTCGGAGAAGAACTGAACGTCGATGGCGACATCATCCTACGCGGCATCATCTCAGAGGGCATGGACGCGCAGCGGATGGTGAATTACACCTACAGCGGCGCGATGGAGACGTTCGCGCTGGCGCCGAAGGCACCATTCGTCGCGGCGGCCGGTCAGGTCGAGAACTACAAGGACATCTGGCAGACCGCGAACACGTTCAACTACAGCTACCTGCCCTACGACCCTGTTGACGTCGCCGGCCATCCTCTGCCGCCTCCGCAGCGCAACAGCACAGAGGCACCGATTCAGGCCGCCGTCGAACTGATGCGCGTGTCTGAGGAAGCCATCAAGGCCACGACTGGCATTTACGATGCGGGCCTGGGGAACACGAATCCGAAGGAGCGCAGTGGACGGGCGATTCAGGCGCTGCAAGGGCAATCCGACCTGTCGAATAGCAACTACGGCGCGGGTGTGCAGCGTGCGCTCATCTATGCCGGCGAGATGATTCTCGAGATTCTGCCGAAGATCGTGCGACCTGGACAGGTGCTGCATGTGCTCGGACAGGACGATGTCAGCGAGAAGGTCATCATCGGCCAGCATTTCGTGGTGCAGGCAGGCACGCCGATTCCCATCTCTCCGGAAGAAGCCGCGCAGATGCAGCCTGGCGTGGCGCAGTTCTACGACCTGTCGAAAGGGCGCTACGCCGTCGCGGTGAAGGTCGGGAAGGCGTCGGCGACGAAGCGCGAAGAGGGCGCGGCCGCGCTCGGAGAACTGATACCGCATCTGCCGCCGGAAATGGCCGCCGTCGCCACGCCTGATTACGTCGAACAGCTCGATTTCGAGGGTTCGCACGGCATCGCGGAGAAACTGCGTAGGGCGTTGCCGCCGCAGTTGCAGGACAAGCCAGAGGACGGCTCGATTCCGCCTCAGGTGCAGGCGCAGATGCAGGCGATGCAGGGGCAGTTGCAGGAAGCGCAGCAGAAGATTGCCGTCGATGGCGCGAAAGAAGAAGTCAAACAGAAGGGCATGTTGCAGAAGGCGCAGATTGATGCGGACGTGGAGAAGTTCAAGGCCGACCTACAAATCAAGCTGCAATCGATGAAGGATGCCACGTCGATCGAGGTTGCGCGAATCTCAGCGAAGGCACAGCACATCGATACGATTGCCGGGATGACCGAAGAAGCCATCGCGCTTGACCATCAGGCCGAACAGGCGCAACATGACCGGGTGCATGAGGTCGCGATGGGCCAGCAACAGCACGCACAGGCGCTCGAGCAAGGCGCGGCCGGCGTGGCGGGACAATCGGCCCTCGCGTCTCAGGGGCATGAGCAGGCGCTTGAGCAAGGCGACCAAGGGCATCAGCAGGCGCTCGAACAGACCGCACAGGCTGCTGAACTTGCACCGAAACCGCAGGCTGGCGAATGAGCCACGAGGAACTAAAGGCGCTGGCAAAGCAATGGGCTACACCTAGCGGGCAGAAGTGGTATCCCAAGCAGGCGTATCAGTGGCTTGCGGAAAGCTACCTCGCCATCACCGCGCAGTTGGAAGAGGCGCAAGCTGAACGAGACGCTTATGCATCTAAGCTGCATAAATTGCAAGCCTCTCGTGGTCAAGGCGAGGTATCGATCTAAATGAACATCGACCTCGGCAACATCCATTTGGACGTATACTTGCACGACGACGTTGACCCCGTCCAAACCCTACTCAAAGCGATTCTGAAACAAGGTGGAGCGATTATGAGCAAACTCGATGATGTGA